CAAATGTTAGCTCAAGGCTTCAGTCACCGACTCACTTTTAACCGAGTGAGCCGTCCATGGGGCCATTCCATGAGAATTTTCGGTTGGTTGATCTTGCTCGCTAGTTCAACTCCAAACTACATTATTTTAACGAGGTGTCTGTCCTCAAGCACAATTTATACCCTTGTGCGGGGTTTGCTGAAAACTATTGGTACCTTATGCTTTTAAAGGCTTTCCATCACATGGGTAAATTCTTATACCCCATTAACACAAATGTGCTAACTTCACTGAATAACAAAGGGATCACGCACATCCACACGGTGGTGTCTCGAAAAGTTGCCACACATGGGCAGTTTGTAATTTATGTATAAAGTGGAATAGTTTAACCAAATGGTTGCTAATTAACTTGAAGGAGCAATGGCTTCATAGTAGAAAATAGGGGGACCCAAATAGAAAAAACAATTAAAATCCTCACCAGCAGCACAATGCAAAGGAATGAACTCCTTCCCTGTACGGGCAGAAGCAGACATTGTGGATTCCAATACCCAACCAGTGTCAAAAGTATCACCGGATGCGATATTGTCAAATCTCTTAGCTGGTGCAAAACGAATATTTTTGTAATAGGGACATTCCCACAAAACAACTGGGTTAACAGCACTACTTTGATACAAAGCTCCATCATAAGTGCGTCCAAAATAATCTCTATCATTTACCATCAATGCTTGACCGTTAGGCACAAATGTAGGAAATGTCAAATCAGCCCATTCATCTCGGGCTGCAAAACCATCAGGCGTTCTTGTGACAGTTATATTTGACAACTCTCCAGAATAATTATCCATGCGCGTTAAATCCGCCATCCAGCGTATTCCACCTCTCCATCCGCCATATGCACTTGTTACATAGTTCAACAGTGTCATATGGCCGTAAACATAATTTCCTAATGTTAATGGAAAAATGGTTCGACTATTGGCGGGTGTTGCTGCTGTATACCCAACTTGATGTGGGAATGCTTTACGTTCTGCAGCAACACGCACTAAATTTCCAGCGGTCAATGCAGTTCCTGCTACAATAGAGTGCCTCTGATATCGTTTCAACATCTGTCTGAACGAGTGAATACTCTCACCAAAATGCACAAGATTTGTCTCATCAGATTTAGTAATAGGTTGTGCCATTGTGTTTAAAGTACTAACATTGGATGGCTTAGAGTCTTGCACTAGTTCTTCACTTTCACCAGCGTGTGGTTCAATTTCAAATGCTTCAGGCGCTGCTACAGTTCCAGCTGCTGTGAATCTCAATTTTTCCAATGGAAAAGCATCTGGTACTGCAACTTCAAAATCATCACCCGCTGAAATAAAAACGTTCACTTCAATATCATTGTCAATCGTAGAATTGGGTACTGTAAGCTCATTCACAACGTACACACTCAACGTACCATTTCCAATATCAACAGCTGGTGTGGTGAATGTCAATGGAGACGTATTCCACATTTGAGTTTGTGCTGCTACACCAGGTACAAAATGACGTCTGTATGTTGTACGTTGACCCCATCCGACATCTATCTCAAAATCGGAATTGTCACTGATGTCCACAATTGTAGTATATGCGGTATTGTACTCGGCATTTCCACCTGAAGGTGTACCTGTGGGATCATAAACAATCTTTACTCTTCCTTTATGGTACTTACTACACACAAACTGGAATCTATATTTCAAGGTTCCACGCCAATATCTAAATGGTGTCGCTGCAAAACAGGTGGCTGGCATGTGAATTTCACTCCCCTGCAAAAAATGTACACAGGGATCAACAACATGATTCCACAACAAGGTTTCTTGTGAAGTACCTAAATCCCATGGGAAACTTGCCATCCATGATTCACGTTGAGCAATATACTTGATTGTTAACTCATCTTTACTTTCCAAACCTACTGTTCTAGGATCAAGAGTCAATTCTTGCTTACAATCCACAGACAACTTATTTGACTGGTTCACCTGATTCGTTGTAGAAATATTCGAAACGGTCAATGGTCTATACATGCATGCCTCCAATTCCACGGGGGATGAATAACCAAAAAGTGTTGCAATAGAACCAACAGCTTGTGATCCAATTTCAGTAGCACGCGCAAAAGGACCAATAACAGGTACTTGAGTAAAATAGGAAGCAGCATTCGCAACTGCGCCTGCAATTCGTGAAACAGGTTTCTTTCCATATTCATCTGCTTGTGGTGCTATTGCTCCTGGTTCAAAATTTGTTGGTATTGCAAACTTAACATCTTCAGCCCAGGCAAACACATTCACAGTAACTGTATCAGTAGCACCATTTGCGTGTTTCAGACCTTGCATGCTATGTAAAACAACTTCACCCATATTTCTCCAATCCATACTTACAATATCCAGAACATTGTAATATGTGAAAAAAGGAAGTTTCATCTCACCTCCTTGAGAATTTGTGGGATCCAAGTACACATGCGGTCTTTGACTTGCAGCAACGATATCTGCATCTACAAATGTCCTATTAACTGTCATGGAATCATCTGCAGGCAAAGGATTGTAACTCGCTATGATACGACCATAATGAAAAGCGTTCCCATTAATCGTAAACTTGAGATGTAATTTGGCTCTCAACAGCTTGTAATTAGCAATTCGATTGATCACACGCGCATTTTCAAAATACAATTGCCAGGGGTTTAAGGATTGAAAAAGAGTTCCTCCAACACCCCAGTCAATAGATGCTATACGTAATGGACGGCTAAAAAATTCGTCCAACGTGGCATCTGATGCTAGCGCAGCATCACGTATGTGATCAATATCACCAGGAGTTTCTTGCATATACCCAGGATGAGTATCTGCAAATTTTACATTCTGAGAAATCATCTCAGACGAAGGAACACTCACTGGAAGTTCCTCTGAGTGGGGATCAATATCATCATTGTTTTGACGACGTTTATCCCGAGCTTCATCAATTGACGGCCACTCTAATTGCAAATCTTTGTAAATTGCATATAAACAATAGAGGGTCAATGAAACAAAAATTCCTGACACTGATAAGGAATCTTTTCGCTCCGCGCCATCCAGCGCTTGCGGACTTACTATACCGCATATTGATGACCAAGCACTCCTTGGTTGAGCTCGCTTCGGACACGAGTACCCTAATAAATTAAACAAAGGATAAATTTTTCTGTTTTTTATGTATTATGTACAAATACAAACGTGCAAACGTAAAAAATGTAGTCTAATGAAATAAAGCCTCTACTGTACATCGTATGGTATCCAGTTTTTCACATTTTTCTAGTCCAGGTCAACTACAACACCTGAACCCTCGTACTTTTCCTTCCACATTGCGACTCTTTGGTCAAAAGTGAAAGTGACTGCAGGCGGAACAAAGTTCAACGCTCGAGTACACAGTTCTTCAATTATGGGTCTGTCGTTATCATACTCCTCACGCCCATGTGCAAACAGCTCGTGCATGTATGTTTCTACACACGACACTGCTACATTATAAGGAGTTTCTGTGCTTGATTTAATGTTCATGAACAGCGGCTTCAACATTGATTCCTTAGAGAGTTTCCCGATTTTGGTATTAATCTCTGGAATAAATTGAGAATGGCGCTTGAGAAAATCAGCTTCATTTGCATCCATATCATCATGGACATCATCGGTCTTGCTTGGTTCTGTGATCTTCATACCGTGCTTCGCTAAATATTCCTTGTAAACACGGAAATTGAAACGATCACGTAACTCTTGTTTCACACTTCCAAGAAAATCATCACCGTATGTCAATGCAGACGCAGCTGAACGAAAGTCAGCAATTTCTGGACATGCATGAAACAATCCCATTCGGATGTAAAACGAATTCACAATGCTATTGATATAAACAGTCACATTATTACCCGACGTGTTCATATTATAAGCCATGATCAACGTTCCATTGTAATCAATCAACGGATGAATGATGTCAGCCACCATGGTCGACATTATTCGCAAATCCAAATCAGTGTATGAACAAAGTCCTGCTGCATCAATGAGAAAATCAAAACCATTATAGGTCAATTGTCCACCCATTCTCACATCATACTTCGAATAATCGAGTGCCAATGCACGCCCTTGGGCGTACTTAAAAGCATGATCCATGATGTCTGACCATTGAGAAGAAAAAGCATTTATTCCCACTGCACACTCTGATAGTTCAGGACATAAAGACAACAACCTCACTACTGGTAAAAAATATTTACGTATTGCCATACCCAACGCAATGGATACGGCCTGAAAAACGCGTACTTTTTCTGAACCAATAGGTGTTGCTTCATCCTTGAGTGTTGCTGCTGTAACAGGATATGCTCTCTCACCTCGAGTCCAACAATCGATCAATCGATTGTACTCGGTCATGATATCTTCATCTGGAATGCGATCTTCACAATATTCACCAATCATCACGTACTTGAACTTACGTTTTTTGGGTCCGAAAAGCGGGAATCCCATACTGGTGTTCATTGGCATTGCATCAATAAATCGCTTACCTGGTATACCCATAATTGTTTCCTTCATGGTCAAAGGACACACCACTTCTTTCTTGATATGTTCCTTAATGAATGCAAAAATGGGTTTGGCATAATCATTCCGTGCTCTTTGCAATAAAGATGGTAAAAAAGGTTCTGCTGGATGCGCAATGTGTTCGAGTGTGGCATTAAATGCTTTCCAATTGGGGTCCAATTTAGGAGGTCCCCAAGCATTTTTCATACCGAAAAGCTCTTCAGCATC